TGCTCACGCATGAGTTGTTCCGCCATTTCCCAGACATCCCCATCCAGAACGATCGTAGGCCGCCGATGATCCAAGGGTGATGCAATTGTGTCGAGCTTCGGCATAGTAATGGTCCTTGGAGTATGATGAACTCATACTGTTGTCAAGCGCTAAACCCAACCCGTCGCTTGACAAGGCATGCCGAAACGCCTATTTATTCACACTGTATGCACAAGGCGGGCCAAGCTCGCGAAGCTGAGACCGGCAAACCAGTTTCAGTACGCAAGACGATTTCGATGCCGTTCGCCCTCGCAATGAGGGCCGAGCTGCTGCGCACAGACCTCGCGCATCCCGACTTGAGCAGCCTGATACAGGCTCTAATTCGTGAAGAATGGGAACGACGCCATGGCCCGATGGTCTCGACTCCCGATGTTTCGCAGGTCAGTTCTGCTCATCCATTCGACGTTCAGGCAGCAGCGGACAAGGTAACCCGCGACATCGGTCGCACGACCCGCCGGCCTCGGCGCAAAGAGACCTCCGAATGATCGCGACGCGCCTTTCAAGTTCGGTTGCCAAGGCCAGCCGTTCCTCCGCGGAACGGCACAAGAGTTCCCGCCATTCCCGTTGTGTCATGGGGACGAGAGGCTAGCCAGCCCGTTGGACGTCGACACCGCCGCAAGCGATGGCGACCAACCCACCAGACCCCACCAAGAACATGAAACGAATCCTCATCATCCTAGTTTCCGCCCTGTTGTCGGGCTGTGTTACATCTTCCAAAAAACTTAGCCAGGTCGAGAACGGCATGACCAAGGCGGAAGTCGTCAAGCTGCTCGGCGATCCGAAGAGCGTTTCGCTACGAGACGGCTCGGAATTCCTCCGCTATCAACTGAGCGGCCGATACGCGCCCGTCTTGAATCCAAACGGTCGTCAATTCGCAGACGACTATACCGTGCAACTGGTGAATGGAAGCGTCGTTGCATATGGGCGCGACGACGAGTTTCAGCCGGTGAGGATTCAGGTTGCTCCAGGCCCGATCCGATAACCCCCATGAACTATTTCCGCAGGAAGAGAAAGCAGGCCGACGGCACGGTGGTGGAATCGGACGAGTATTACGTGCGGTTCTGCTGGCGCGGTAAGCGAATCCTGAGAAATACCGGATTCCTATCGCTCAAGGACGCACAGCGTTTCGGCGCCGCATTGCGGAAGGCCATGGCCCAGGGCCGCCTCGAGGACGTAGCTGCTTCGTCGCTTCGGCGGGACCCCAACGCGGTCACCATCCGCGAGATCATCAGCGCGTTCGAGACTGCCCCTGGAGAGTGGACGCCACACACCAGGCGAGGGTACGTCGGAGGCCTTCGCGCGGTTCTCGAGGTCGCCCTGGGGAAGGACCCGGCATGGGATTCCAGGCCGGTGTCCGATCTGACACGCGATCTGGTGTTCCGGTACCGCCAGGCCGTCCAGGCCAATGCCGCCGGGGAGGACGATGCGCGACGGACTCAACTCTGCCGCTCCGCTAATACCACCCTTCGCTCCGCACGCGCGCTATTCTCCCCTCATCTGCTCGAGCACTACCGGATCATCGCAAATCTCACCTTGCCCGACCTTAGCGGATTCCGTGACGCGCCCGGATTCCGCGGCGTCTCAAAGGACGACTACCGAATCCCGAGCGACGACCTGGTGCGCGCCACCCTCGCCGATCTCGAAGCCACCCGGCTGACGCACCCGGACCGGTATGCCGCGGTCTGGCTGGCCCTTGGCTTCGGGCTTCGGAAGTCGGAGGCCGCCGCGGTCCGCGCCGGCTGGTTCGTGAGGTTGAACGGGCGGCTGCACCTCGAACTGCGCGAGGTCGTGCAGCCCGGTACTCCGGGCCAGACGAACACCGCCACGAAGAACGGGTCCATCAGCCCGCGGATTGCCGTGGCCAACGGCGCCTGGGAGCACCTGGCTCCGATCGTCGCGCTCCTGCCGCCGGACCGCCACGTCCTGGCGCCGGCCGGAACCGACACCTACCGGGCCGACGCGCTATTCGACGAGATTTCGACCTGGTTGCGGGGCCTGGGGTGGGAGACCCAGAAGGCTTACCACGAATTCCGAGCCCTGGCTGGCTGCTGGGTCGCGATGAGGGACGGGCTCCTGGTGGCGCGGGACTGGCTGCGGCACTCCTCGGTCACCACGACGGAGCGGCATTATGGCCGCTACGTGCGCACCTGCGCGAGTGATGTGCCGGTAGCCGGATTGGATACCACCCCATCTGGCGTCCAAACAACCACAACCGCCGTCAACTTGGGGGCGTCTAATGCGGTTTCGGCTGGACAGACGGCGATCCATGTCATTGATTTCCCGGAAGTTGGACAAGCAAGTCCTTCCGGGGCAACAGAAGTGCGTCCGTAGCTCAATTGGCTAGAGCTTCTGACTTCGGATATTATGGTAGGTCTGCTATCACGTTCACATGAAACAACTTGCGTACTATTTGGTCTACCAGATACCGCACTGGATACCATTCCATGAATCCTCCGGAGATCTTACGGATCGTCCGAACCATCGGGCGACACGGGCTTGGAATCCCGGCCAGATCCTCAGAACTTCAGGACGCCTTAATGAGCCCTTTCTTCATCCTGGAGATCCCTGCTGGTACGAAACTCTCCCCGGAAGCGCGAGAATTTGTTAGTGAGCTCTGCTACGACTACGTCCAACAAAAGATTCTCTTGCCTCCATTCCCATGGCTGCGCCTGAAGCTGCCCGCCTCCGATCCATCGTTCTCGGTCTGCGCCCTATACGATCTTCGCAAAACGTACATGAGGTACTGGTACATTCAGAACAATTGGTCTGTCGTCTACGTTAGGGACTTCCTCTGCTCGAGCGACGGCCACCTCGCGCATGAGCTTCACGTGTTGGAGCATGGCAAGCGGATACTCTCGGATGACGAGACAGGGCAGCGTTATCAGTACTGGAATGAACACGGAATATGGGAAGCCTTCGACGGCTGTGTGCGCGAGAGCCTGTACTTTCTCTTGGCGTACCTGAACCTTCCGGGATCGACGCTTCTCAGAATTTGCCCGAAGCGAGCCGGCAAGTCGGTGGAATGGGTTCATTCCCACAGCCATTACTTGATCGTGCCCTCGGCCTACGCCCGCCAACTCCAGAAGACCAGGCTGCCTTTCACCGATCACCAACTCAAACGGGCCTCGCACTGGAGGAGAGCCCACTTGCGTAGACTCACCAGTTCCGTCTTTGTGCATGCCAAGGGGCGCCTCGTCAAAGTCCGCTCCGCCTGGGTCGGTCCAAAAGAGTGGCGGGGGTCCGATCAGAAGATCTACCAAGTCATGATGGTCGACGGCGAACGGCTTTCTTGACCGCCACCAAGCCGTGAGCCTCTATGGTCACTTCCGCCGCCGAGGCTTCGGCCGCCCGGCCATCCGCATGGCAATCGCGACTGCCTGTTTCCGTGGTTTGCCTTCGTGGATCGACGTCCGAATATTCGCGGATACGACCCGGTCCGATGTTCCCTTCTTGAGTGGCATATTGGCTCCTCCCGAAATCACTTCATCCGTCGCGCCGCCAGGATCCGGAGGCGCACGGCCTTCGTCGCCTCTGACGACACTCGATCGACGATTGCCTCCGCCTGTTTCGGCGTCGCTCGCTCCAAAAACGCCACCTGGCCCTCGAGCGCACGGCGCAACAACTTGCCTCGTTCCTGGACCAGCTGATAGTGCTCGTCGGCCGTCAGTTCGCCCTGGCTTGGCATCGACACCCAGGCCTCCTTCGCGGCCAGGGTGCGCAGGAGTGGATCCGTGGACTCCACCGAGGTGATGCGGTCCACGGGAGAGGCCTCGACGGGGTCGCCGAGGGGTGTCAGGGCGGGTCGGCCTAAGCGCCGCACGAACGGAATCTGACCTATCAGGGCGCCCTTCACGGTGCTCGAATCGGTCACGGTCGGATCGAACAGTCGGTCGACCTGGCGCAGCAGATTCGGCACGACGAAGGACGAACCGGTCGTCGCAAGTCCGCTGACCGCCCGCTCACCTGCCTTCTTCGGTGCCGTGTCGCGAGAAATGGCAGCGAACAGGTCGGACACGCCCCGCAGGAAACTCCGTTGCACGATCACCCGGGGCCACGCCGTAAGCGCAACCGCGGCGCGATCGAGGGCCGTGGCATCCTCCATCTTCCGCCACCGGATGTTGTCCATGTAGGACCCGAGGACGGCCAACCCAATCGCCAACGGACTGTCGGCATAGGACCACGATCGGTCACCCACCTTGATTGTCCAAGGCCTGCCGCCGGCGGCGCGCCAGTTCGCCTTCGCGGTCTGGTCGCCTGGGCCGGATCCGTAGATGGCGAACTTTGGATCCTCGTCATCGAGGCCTGGTGCCGCCGCGGCGGCGATTCCAGCCATGGCCACAAGCCCGACCGCCGCCTTCGCCTGTTGGTCGAAGAGGTCTGCCCTGCCGGATTCGGTCCCCAGGTCGAGCGTCTTTCCGTTCAACGTCCCGGCGTATCGGCCCGCCAGTGCCCGGCCGGCACCGACCGGCGGGAAATAGTTCAAGGCCTCGTTGGTCACATTGGCAACGACGTCAACGAACGGCACGACCAGGCGCAGCGCAGGCGATTCCGCGAGCATCGGTTTCAGCCACCGTGCCACCGTGCCCAGGAGCCCGTAGGGTTCGCCGTTGAAGATCGTCCGTAGCCCGAACTCCTTGGCGTTCTCCGCCACGCCGGGCGGCAATAGCCTGGCCCGAAGCTCCCGCCTGCGCTTGTCCCTCGCCGTGCCGCTAAGGCCTTCCCGCTCGACCTGGTCCTTGATCTGGGCCTGCTGCTCCTCCGTGCCATGTAACAGCTCCGCGGTTCGCTTCTCGAGCTCCTCGCCTCCGAGTCCCTCCTCGCGAGCCACCGCTCGAGCCAGGACGTACTGCCGCTGGGCTTCGGCAGTCTTGAAAAAAAGCATGTCGCTCGCCGCCAGAGCGCGCGCGACGTACTTCCACTTGTTCAGGATCTTCTGCCACCAGGCTTCATTGCCCATCAGCTCGAGGGGGGATCCGGCCTCGAGCTGGAGGGCCCTCGACCCGGTGACCTTGCCAGTGCGCAACACCCGGCCAGCCTCGTTGAGTCCACCCATGAACCCGTCGGCGAGTGCGCCGATCAGACCAGGGATCGCCTTCGGATCGCGCGTACCGGCGAAGACGCTGTGCGCCGCGATCTGCTGGGCGTTAGCTCCGGCATTGATTAGATGGGTGAACGGTCCGCTCAGCGTGTTCGCATACCAGAAGGCCATACCCAATTCCCACGGAGAGACGCCACTCTGCCTGGCGATGTAGTTGAGCAAATCGAGCGCCGCCTCGTCCCGCTGGAATCCCTCGGGCTTGGATTGGAGTTCATTGGCCCGACGCACCACCTCCGCGGAGGTCGCCTTAGAATAGCCTGGCAATCCGAGCTTGGTTCGAACCGCGTCCCAGACCTCCTTCCGCTCGAGGAGCCCCAGGTTGGCGAGCTCAGCGATCTCGTCGATCGGTAGCTTGCGCCGGTACTTCCTCGGCAATGATGCAGCATGGGCCATGATCGCCTTGCGACGACTCTCGGACAGCAGGGTGCGAAACCGTTCCTGCAACTGCGTGGCCAACCGATCAGCAGTCGCCTTCGGCAGCCCGGCACGGTCCGCCAGGCGCTGCGCCAGCGTCTCTCCGGTGCGCTCCCATCCCGAATAGTGTTCGCGGAGGACAGCCCCCAGGTTCGTGCGCAACCGGCGCAGTTCGTCACGGATTGCCGCGTCGAGCTCGTCCACTGGAAGATTCTCAACATCGACGAGCCCGCTCGTGGCGGCTCGGATGGCGCGCGATTCGCGGTCGCGCACGGTGCGGGTCCTGGACGCCACGCTCGCCCGTTCCTTCTCAACGAGGCGTTTCCACTCGGCATCGGCGACTCGCGCCAGGTCCGCGGCATCGGCGTCCTCGAGGGGCACTCCGGCCGTGTCCAATGCCTCACGGATCCTGTCCTTGAGCACGCGGCCAGTGTTGACCTGGTACCCGTTGGCAATGAGCTCGGCTAGTCCAACATCGCCCTTGGCGAGTTCCTCCTCGAGCGCCTGGCGCATGACCCGCGGTGACACAAGCGCCGCCGGGGCAGCCGCCAATCTGTCCACCCGCGGATCGTTCGGGAATTCCTCCTTTAACTTCGCCAGAGCACTCTCCCATACCTGGCCGTACTTCTCACGATTGGTGAAAGCCTCAACCAACTTGCCAATGGCCGCGAACCGTGGCGGAGGACCACCGCTCTTCCCAGGCGGCATCGCCTGCTCGATCTGGCTGCGCAGTGTCTCGACTGCTCGTCGCACGAATGAGTCGAGCATGCCCGGGCTCCTGGCGCCCTTGGGTTGCCGCGCAAGCTGGGTGGCCGCGGCCCTGCGATACTGTTCCCATAACGGGAGCGGCGTCTTCCCATGATCCACCTTGGCAAGCGCACGCCTGACCAACTTGCGCACGTCGTTCATCACCGTGGACGAATTCCCGAAGGCCTTCGCCACCCGCACCGTGATGGCATTGCGAACCGAGGGGCTCTCCTGGATCGCCTCATTGGCGGCGGCCGTGGTGGCCCTCTGCGCCGCTGGATCGCTTGCGAGCTCCTTTAACCCATCGCTGTTGACCTTCTGCAAGTCCCGGGAGATCCGGTCCAACGCCGGTTGCAGCCGGCGCCGCACCGTATCCCCTGCCCGATCGATGACACGTCGATAGGTGGACAGCATCCCCTGAGGGGTGAGGGCTGAGAAGGCGGCGAACGACTGGATGAATTGGCCAGCCGACGTCGTCGCCGGAAAGACGTCCTCGTCGAGAAAGCGCGCGGCACGCTCGGCCAGGCGTTGAGACTCCGCAGGATTGGTCAGCGCCGCGGACTGCTCCGCGGCGCCCAGCCCCTTGACGATGTTCTGGGCCAGGAACCCACGGACCGCGTCCGGCAGGTCATTGGTTCGGTTCCGGAACGCATCGATGGCGGCCTCGGGCCCGCCTGCCTCGGAGACAATTCGCTGCGCAAACGCGGCGTCCGGTTCATTCCGCCTGGGGTTATAGAGCCGGTTCGTCAAGCCGGCGCGGACCGCATTGGAGACGTCCGCGGATTCCTCGACCTGGCGGGAGAAACGCCGTTCCTCCGGGGGCCCAGGCGGTGTGCCTGGTGCGATCGAGAATTGGACCGGCGCCCCCGAGGGAGGCGCCGGCGGAGGCGCTAACGCTGTTGGTCCGACCCCTGCTTCTTGCCGCCCGACGGCGTGGATTCGTTGTTCGCGACCGGTCGGGTCGAGGGTTTCGGGGGCGTGGCGGGCGATGGCGTCTTCGAGGAGCCCGGCATACGCCCGACGATAATCAAGGATCCGCCGAATTCTCGAACCGCCTCCTCGGCGTTCAATTTCCGCCCTGTAACTTTCCCCATTGGTTTCCCTTGCCCAGTCGTTGGATTTCAGGTCCGTTTCCGCAGGGAGGTTCACATAGTCTATGTGAATCTCCGGCGGCAATGTACTGCCCCATTCCTTGATGAGGTCAACCAATTTCGCCGCCTTGGTTCCGGTCAAGCCCGCGATGACATGCCCATCCTGACCTGGTTTCGGGAAGCTCGAATACCCCGGAATCAACTGCTCCTTTCCCTGTTCCTTGGCGTAACGGACCAGGGAATCCATCTCTGCCTCCGATAGCCGGTTTCCGTCCGCGTGCCTGACGATCACAGCCCGTGAGGCCTCGCCTCCCTTCCCGAACGTGACCCGAATCGTGCCAGCCTGTTCGGTGACCAGGCCAAGTGCCGCGCGCATGATGTCCGCCGCCTCGGGAGATCCCATCACGAACGCCTGGATTGCTGGAGATTTCTCTCCCATCCAGTAACCTTGGGAGATCTCGATGCCCACGACCCGCAGGGAGCCGCCGACGATATCGGCCAGGTCATTGACCGTGCGTGTCAGCACCTCGCCGGTGATGGCCGCCTGCGCCGATGGAGGCAGGGCGTCGAAGCGTGGATAGTGGGCTGGCAGGAGCCGACCCATGGAGTAGTTTACTTCTGCCGACACGCGGTGGGTATTGGCTTCGATCGCCTCGTCGACCGTGCTTTCCCGCAGGCCGTACTGCCTCAGGATTCTCATCCAACCCGCCGCTTGAGCCTGGGCCGGGGTCCAGTTGCCTCCCTGGTAGCCAGTCTGGTTCAGGTAATCGGTGAGGCGGTTACCCCAGTTCGAGATCCCCTCGTACTTTCCGCCCTGGGGTGAACCGGTCATGTCCCGGTTCACGGTCATGCCACCACCCGGCCAGTTCAGGCGGATGGATTCCGGAACGCGAACTGTTTCTCCACCTTCCTTCACCAGCTTGGACTTGAGAATCCGGGCCGTGACGGGGTTTCCGTCGACCAGGAGATTTCCATCCTTCGCCATGTCAACGAGTCTGGACAATGTCTGTTGATCGACATGTCCGCTATCGCGTCCAGTGTGGACGTCCGCCACGAATGGACGTCCGCCACGAGGATCATTTCCAACGTAGGACCTCTGTTCCTTCCGAAACCCGGCATCAACGAAATCGCTCAGCTTCGGACCGTATCCCTCAGAACTCAATGTCTTGGTCAGAACGGCCTCGATCTTCTGATCCGCCAACCCGCCGCGCTTCCCGTGCGTCAAGCCCGCGAGCCGGTCCTCGACACGCGCGACATTCTGCAGGGCGCCAATGGGACTGACATTCTGCTGGGCCGAAAGCCAAGCGATCATCTGCCGCCTGGCGTCTTTCTCCCCATACGTGGCCACGAAACGATCGTGCAATTCATCGTACCAACGTCTGGCCCTGGCGATTTCATCCGGTGACAACCAGGCATCCATCTCCTCGACCCAGGCCTTGAAGGGCTTTCCTCCCTCCGTCGTGTCGGCCCCGATCCAGAGAGGTCTGCCGGAGGCATCGGAGAACCTGGCGGCCTTGTTCTTGGCCACGCCGGTTTCGGGCCGGCGATTGAGTGCCGCTTGCAGATTCTGGGTCGTATCGCCTATGGCTCGACGCAACCAGTCCTCGTCGAAACCTTCGATCGAGAACTGAGGTGCACCAGGTGCTGCCTCCTGGACGCCTTGTGCCACCGTCTGCGCTGTTGGTTCCACAGCGGCCTGCCTTGCGGCTGCCCGTTCCTCGGATCGCAACGAACGCAGAATCGCCCGGGCAGCTTCCTCATTCGTGAGCTTCACGCGACCACCGGAAATGTCCGAGATGATGACCTTCACCCGCTCAACCAGGTCTCGCCACCAGGGCGCTTGCTCACGCGCGCTCTTGGCGATGAACTCATTCGCCAGCCACGTTTGGTGCCTCTCGTCAGACCATCCTGCTTGCCTGCCGTAGCCGGAGGCCTCGAGGACCCTGACATCATCCGGCGTCATTCGCTCGAGGGCGAATCGCCTGACCATCGCTGTGCCGTTGGCCGACCGCAGGAGTTGATGAGCCCGTTCCTCCCTGAAGATCGGTCCCGCCCGCTCGTCGACGTGCAGTCCCGAAGCCGCGGCGTTGAACACCGCTCTTCCCGTCTCGGGATCCACCCAGGCCTCGATCATCTGCCCGTTGGGATCTTTCAAATCCGGAGCCCACCGGACATCAGGATCCACGATGCCGTACTCGGCAGCCCTGGCGCGCACGCTGCGCATCCGGGTCCGACGATCGAGCCAGCGGGGCACTTCCTCGTCTGGCGCCATCTCCTCGATGGGCATCACACCGACCTGCGACCAGTCGGTCTCGTCAATCCAACGGTCTCTTGCCTCACCCGTTGCTTGCCCCTCGACAGCACCCGCCTGGAGCGATGGGTTCAGATCCTGGTCAATCACCAGGTCAGAATCCGCGGCCGGTGGTGGCGGCTCGCGACGAATCGAGTCGACGAGTTGTCGACGCCGTTCCTTCGTGCGCTCGCGCAAGTCCTCTCGGAGATTCTGGACCGTTTCAGACGGTGCACCTCCCAGCTCACCGATCGCCTCGCTGATGACGTCCTTCACGCTGACGGGCTGCCCTGCCAGGACGCTGCCAAGGGCTTCGCCACCAGCTCCGCCAGCCATCTGCATTCCGACCTCGGCAGCTCCGGCCCCAAGGACCCGGCTGGCTCCCCTCCCGAAAGTGCGTCGCAGAATGGTACCTGCGGCGCGTGCGCTTACGGCGTCCATGACACCGATGACCTGGGCGCGCTTGCTTGCCACATCCGAGGCCTGGTCGAAGGCCTGCGGATTCTGGAAGAACCGGCCGATCTGCTCGGGATCCTTGAAATCGTATCCCATCTTCTCGGCTTCGCTGACCAAGGTGGAGGCGTACTCGCTGTAGCCGGACGCCGCACCGATTCCAACCGGCCCCAGCGGCAATCCAACCAGGGACGCTGGCAAACTCTCGGCACTAATGGTGGCGATAATCTCGACCGGGTCTGTCGCTAGAGCCTTGAACATGCTCCAGTAATCGTCGTCCGGGATTGCCTCCCATCTCCTCATCGTCTGGGACTTCGGCCTGCCAGCCAACTCCTCCGTCTGCACGGCAATGTCGAACCGACGGGCCTCGCGACCAGTCTGGATCGGCCGCCGCACCTGCTCGAGCTTGCCCGGAACGCCGAACAAACGCTGCTGCCGGTCATCGTCCATTAGACCGGTCGCCGGATTCCACGTCCCAAGCCTACGCGGATCGGCCATGGCGGCCTCGAGAGCACGCCGCTGTTGACCGGTAGTGGGAACGTCCTTGCGCGCCTCAGCTATGACATCGATGTCACGCCCCGCCCGCTTGATGCCGGTCACCAGGGCACTGCCGACCAGCTTGGTCTGCTCCCAGACACCTTCATCACCGGCCACCCGGTCGAAGACGTCCTCGCCTCTGGCCACGCGATCGAACACGTCCTCCCCAGGGGAGACGCGATCGAACACGTCATCACCCGTTGCGACGCGATCGAAGATGTCTGGCATAGGTCACCACTCGTAGCCGGCCTGCCTCGCGAGCTCCCGTGCCCGGGCACGGTCGCCCTTGGCTTCATTGAGGAACCGTCGCGCCGTGGCATCGTCCAGCTGTTTCTTGCCAGCCGGTCCGGCAGGGAACACGCCGCGGCCTCCATTCTGGGCGGCGAACAACGCATCGATCGGGTTGGTCGACCTGTACTCTTCGGGCCTCGCCTGACGCCGGAGGTTGAGGACCTCCAGGGCCGCTTCCCTTGGCAGCTTCTGAATCTCCCGCAGGAACGCCTCTCGATCCTCCGCCAACATCCAGGGTTCAACCGGCAGGTCTCCGCTTGAAAGTGCCGGCAACGGGATCGCCGAATTGTTCGACGTCGTGACGAACCTCCTACCGTCGACGGTCACTATCGAAGGAGTAAACGGCGGCCTCCTGGCTTCCTCCATCTTCTGGCGATCGAGCGTCGCCTCTGGCGTGCCAACACCAGCCTGGGCAGCGATCGCTTCCTCCATGCCAGGCCGGCGCAGCATCTCAGGGGTCTGCAAATACTCCGCCATGCGCCTATTGTAGTCGGCGAACCTGGCGTCCTGAGCCGAGGCGCGACCCTCACGACCGGCCTCCAGAAGCAGTCGCCCACGATTAAGCTCGAGGTTCGCCATGTCACGACTGCGAGCCGCCGCGCGGTCGGCCTGTTGGTTCGCCATCTGAATTCGGAATAATGCATTGGCGGCCATTCCCCTCTTCTTGGCGAGGGACTGACCCGAGAACTTCTTGAACTCCTCGATCAACTCTGGCTCGAGGTCGCCAGAGTCGACGAGTTTCTTAGCCGCACCTGCCAATCCCTCGACCTGGGCGTCTAGGAACGCCGATTCATCCTTCTGCTTTCGGTACTCGATCATGGCGTCAGCGATGCTCGAGCCAGCATTGGCGATCGCCCGGTTCAGGAACAGGTCGCCTCGGTATTGGATTCCAGGATTGTAGGGCATAGCTGCCTCGCTCTCTCATTTCGTGTCTGTCACTTGAGTCCGAATGACGGCTGGCCAGAGTCGATCGGAGACGCTGCGCACGAGCGCGATGCCTCCCTGCATCGCGGCCACGACCAGGACCATGTCGTTGCCGGAGAATCGCAAGCCATCGAGGGACTTCGCGTAGAGCACACTCATGCGATACTTCTCCGCAACCGACATGACGACGGGCACCAGGACCTCCGAACGCCGCTGAAAGTATGGACTGGCAAACACTTCCGCGGCGGCCTGGCAAACGCCGACGACCTCGATCTGCGGTCGGGCTTCATCGATGTGATCGTCGATCGCGTGGCACCAGAGGTGCCATCGCACGAGGAACCTGAAGGCGTCGGCGTCTCCATTGGCTGCGAGTTCATAGATCACCTCGAATTCGGATCGTTCGTCACTCATAGGCCACGGGCCTTGGCTCCAGCACCCCCGATACTACCGGCGGCCTCGATGCCGGCGGCGGCCAGGGCATTGCGGTTGTTGGCCTCACCGATGTTCGCCGCGGCCGCGGCGTTGTAATTGGTGTTGTACACGTCGGAGGCGTAGGAGGTCCACGGGTCGAACTGCTGCGCACCGGCGCTCAACCCTCCGCCCTGCTGCACGGCACCGCCGGCCAGACCAGGTGCCACCGATTGCCTTCCGAGGACGGCCAGGAACGGATCGACGTTCGCGGCACGTCTCCTCGCCGCAACATCCGTGGCGAAGCTCTGCCTCGCCCGCCGCATGTTCTCGGCTTCCCGTCCGAGGAAGAGACCCTCCACCGATGCATCGGACTGGCCCATGCCGAATCCCCGCGCGGCTTGGGCCGCACGCACGCCCTGGGTCACCTCGTTGCGTAGGGCGGGATCCAGACTGGCTCCGGCTCGCAGTTCATCCATCGCCTGCGTTGCCAGGGTATCCTCGATTTCGGCTGCCCTCGGGTCCGCCGTCCTGAACGCTTCGGATGCCCGGCCTCCCAACCGCTCGACGTCGGCAATGTCGGACTCCCGCTGGCTTGCTTGCGCCGCGGCAGTAAGTCGGTTCATGGACGGCAATGCCTCTTCGTAGGTCTGCAATAGGCCTGGCGCACCCTCGGTCCCGAAGAGCCCCCTGCGCAGCAGGTTGAGGTTCAGGTCGGTGTATCGTGGATCGTATTCGGCCCTGGCGGCATAAATCTGCGGCGCCAGGTCCACTTGCGCTTGAAGCGTTTCGCGTCCTTCCTCTGCGACGCTACGATCCGGCGGGGTTGAGATGCTTGTTCCCATGAGTTGAGGCCAGGATTCTGGCGATTCGAGTTGTCGAGTATCTCCGCAATCTGCCCTGGCCACGTCGGTGCCATGCGACATACGGAAGCATGAAAGGTGCGAGCTTGAGAAACATCATCACGGGATTACCGCAGATTGCCATGTAGGCCGGAGTCCCAGCGGCCAGGTGAACGAACCAGGTGTCAGCGTTGTCGGGATAGCAAGCCGCACACCTCCCATTGCGCCACATCGTAGGCATGGCCATGACGAAGACTTCCGGGAAATTAACGACATAGCCTCCGCGCTGGAAATAGTTTCCCAGCAGCGTCTCGAATGGCGATCCATCGCCGCACTTCGTCCACTCCTCCTTCGCGATCTGCCATGCCAAGATGATCATTTCCGTGCTCGGATGATGGCACGCCAGCTCGCGGGCGTGAACGTGACCGGGGTGCCGGACGTCCGGTCGGGGAGGTACATTCCGTTAACCTGGCTGGGCTGGATCAGCCGCACATTGGTGGCGTCGACCTCGATGACGTAGCCACTGCCACGATCTTCGCCCGTGTCCCAGTCGAACCGGACTGCCCGGTGGTCGATGACAGCATTCACCGCGTAGTTGGCGTTGGTGACCTTGCACACGAGCATCACCGAGACCTCCAGTGGCCTGACGGCAAGACCGTGCGCCCATGGCACTGACGTGGCCGCGCCGGCGGCCGTAGGCAGCGCCAGTTCCCCGCTTGTGTTCTGGTCCGAGCCTGTCGTTGACGACACGGCCGTCACGCGGCCCTTGGCATCGATGGCGATCCGCGTGGGCATGTCCACGGTCGCGGCCGTCACGATGTCCGGCAGGATGTTGGCTACCTTCACCTTCCGGTAACGCGCGCCCTCGGCGAAGCTCACGTCCCGCACACCGATCTCGTCGTCGACTGCGACGACCGTCGTCTCCGAGCTCTGCTCGATGAGCTTCTCGGCCCACCGACTGACGGTCATCGCCCGGGCCGTCTCGGCGGTCCGGTTCCAGAAGACGCCCACGTCCTTGGTCACGTCGGCGAAGGCCGTCGCGTCGGTGACGGCCGTGGCGGCCGTGCCCAGTACGCGCTCCCATTTGATGACGCGGTTGTCGGCGCTCGAGGCCTGACCGATCAGGAGCATGTCGTCGCCAGCGATCTTGGTGACGAGTGTACCGCCAAGGATGAAGTTGGGGTTGAGGCTCGCGAACGTGACCGCGTCGGCCGCCAGGTCTGACGTGCCGACCAGGCCAGTGACCGTAATCTGCGGGAGAAACCCTGCGTTCCAATCGTCGACGCTTGGCTTAACGCCAGCGACCATGGTGTACCCGCGCGAAACAGTGACGCTAATGGCCATAGTAATCCTCCAATTGGTCGAAAGCCTTGTCCTTCGCGATGCCGTGCCGGACCGCAGCGTCCCTGGCCACATGGACGAGGTTCCCCCGGGGCTCCTCGCCATACGTTGTGCAGACACGAACCTGACTCATCCAGCCGAGCTTCGCCACGCGCTCTAACGCCATCATATCCGCGATATGATGAATCCCGGGCTGCTCCTCGAGGAGCAGCCGCGCACCCATGTAGAGCAAGGGCCCCATGGCGTCGGCCTGCCACTTGTTCAGAACCACGGGACTCGAGCCGCACCCGCCAAAGAGCCCCACAGGTCCTTCGGGCCTGCCATGCATGGCGGCGTCAGCCGGCGTAAAGCCGCCATTCCAGACGTCGTAGTCGACGAAAAGCCCAGTCTCGCCCGGCCGCATGGCTGTCGAGAGGGACAACCACCGCACCCAGCAGGCGAACTCGTACCCCTTCGGGTTGATGGTCGGCCATTCGCGAGCTGCGCTCGCGAACACGGGCCACATAGGGTGCGCGTGCGCGCCAGACTCATCCAGGACATGGGTGTCCCACCCATGACGGGTCCAGCAGGCCCGCCACTTCTCAATGAGAAGCGGATCATCCTCGAACCCGTCGTGAGGCAGGCGCTCGTAGTAGGCGTAGACTTTCATGCGTGCGCCCGGGCGAGCCTGTCCCAGGCATCTATCTTGGACTCACTCCCACGATGGGAATTGGCGATGTGAATAAGGGGTCCACCCCTTTCCTGCCCGATGGTGTCGACGACGTCATGGAGTTCCACAAGGCCACTGCGCCTGTCCCGCAACTCATTGATCCACGGGTCATCGTGCAGCTCGCCATGCGGCCCGGTGACAGCACGCTCGCCGTGCGCGCAGAGGAGTGCGGGAATGGTCCAGGCCGCCTTCTTGTCGGCGATGATTGGCATGGCACAGTTGCCGGCGTGCAGGTTCACGATGTGGCCTGGCTGGTACAACGCGACCGCGTGCTCAATCCGGAAGCGTAGATTGAAGACGTCGTAATCCACGAGGATCGCCTCAGAATGCACACCCCAGTCTACGATCGCCCACGCCAGCCATCGCATCCATGTGGCCTGCCTGTAGGCTACGGACGTTGTCCCGCCTGAAAGTAGGACTAGCGTGCGCGCGCGTCCGTACAGGGGATGCGCGAGGGCGTCCTCTTCCCGAAGGACCTGGGTTTCCCACCCGCGGTCCCGCCAGTTGCAACGCCACCTCTCGAGCAACTCTCGCTCGCGCGCGAAGAACGGCTCCTCGAGGGGCTCGTGATACGCGAACGCCATCACGTCAGGGCCTCCCTTAGCCTCTGGATGAGGGTTCCGTCCTTGTTGCGGTGAAATAACGCGGCCTCCGGTCGAATGATCCGCTCGACGTCTGACGCAAGCGGGAAGGTCGGCGGTGCCCCAGGCGTTCCCCAGACCTGCTGGATCGTCCGGGCCTGGTGCGCCTCGGCGACGAGCGTAGGTCCGAGCGTCACGTCCCAGGCCCGGTGGAACTCGTGCCAGTGGAGGCGCTGGTACGCCTCCCAATGGTAAACCGCCACGCCGGCAAGGTGCATCTGGTGATCGACGCCAGGCGGTTCATGGTAGCCCATGAAGGCCCGGCCGCAGCCCCGATACTCCCGCTCGATGGCCTCGAGCCATCCCCGCTTTAGCGGGACAGCGTCCGGCTCGAGCAGGAGGAAATCCCACTGCCGATCGTGGCACCACTGTGAAACGCAGGCGAAACTCCAGTTGGGACCGACCGGCCACGCCTCGGCCGAGAGCCGGAACGGGCGGCACACAAGCTCGGCGGAAGGCGCGCGCGCCTGGATCGCCTGACCCAGATCTTTCGGCAAATCGTGCGGGACGGAGATCACGGCGCCGAAAGCACCGAACCCACCCAGCTCGGCGATCCAGTCCAGCTGCTGGATTGCGCTGCCAAGATCGTTCCAGGAAATCATAATGGCGACCCCGAACACACGGCCCGGGCGCCAGGGATTCCGCTGTGACCGGTAGAGGTTGAAGTCGTGCTCGACCTTCTCGGCGCGCTTGACCTGCTCCTCGACCTGCCGCGCAAGCGCGGCCTCCCGGTCGTTCAGGGACTCGGCCAGCCTGGCCGGCCGGATAAGCTCTGGTTCGTTCACCCGTGCGTCCCCGAAGCCGTTGAGCCCCGGGTCGTGTCCAGGACGAGTCCGCACAGTTCCAGCCTCCCCCTCCTCGAGCTGATCTCGAGCTGGGCGTGGTTGCCCTCGAATTTTGGTATGTTCCATATCTCCTCCAATTCCTGCAGTATATCGAATCCCATCGTCCCGACGCCGGTCACCGCAGCGGTGACCGACGTGTGATGCATATCGGCCGAGTAGTCCTCGCGCCAGGGCGTGTCCCAGTCATCCCCGCCATTGTCCACCGACCACGGCGGCGCGCCGTGCGGCCGGATATAACGCCGGTTGTCCCGGTCGATGTCATCCAACTGGAACGTCTCGTTGTAACCCTGCGGAAGGGCATGGACAGTGAAACTTCCGTTCCAGGTCGCAACCCGCGCCGTGGCACGGAAGAACTTCTTGTTCCCGCTTGTGGTGCCAGCGTAGGCCCTCGTCCTCAAGACGGTCGCAATCGGAACATTAGTCACGAGGCCTGCCGCATCACCCACCTGGTCGTGGTAGCCGTCGCCGTAGAGGCAGAGGAACCCATCCTGGGACAGGAATCCCAGGCGCACGGCGCCGGAGTAGGTGTATTTGAGAAAGTCTCTCACTCGCGTGGCCGCCGAGAAGTCATAGCCTGCCCACGACTTCGTCAGTGTTGAGTAGACAAGAACAGCGGTGTTGTCCTTGGCATTGTCCAAAGGCACGGCGAAGTAAACGCCGTTCTCGTGCGCCTCGGCCCTCGCCACCTCACTGTGCTCCCAGTTGATCCTGTCGATGAGCGGCTGGATGTCCCTGGATACCGGCACGTCGACGCCCTGGATCGCGTTCGTCTCAGTCTGAGAGAGCGATACGATGCCGCGGCGATGACCTAGAAACCACAAGTCCTTGCCCACTTGGCAGAATGTCCTTGGCGCAATGCATCCATAGGCGTGGGTGACCTCAGCCAAAATCGAGTTCAAGGCAAGGTCCTGGTTGGACCCGTAGATGTTGGTGACGACGTAGATTGACTGGTCCTTTCCTGCAACGAGCGTCGTCTCGTTCCACTTGGCGATCCCACGCAGTCGGTCGCTCGAGCCCGTGTTGATCTTGAATGACTGGTAGGCGAGCTCACCTTGCAACGTGCTCGAAACGCCCCCGATGTCCGAGACCCAGACCGTATCCCGGTGCTGGGGATCGTCGCGCGCGTCCACGAGGAAGAGCCGGTTCTGGAAGTAGACGCCCTGGTACGATGGCGGGATTTCCTCCTTCCCAGCGTCCGGCGCCGGCGGCAGGCGCCAGCCCTCGTCGACGTCGCGCAGGTACATGGGCTTCGCGTCCCGGCCACGCAGCATGACCATGCCGTTGTAGCTCTGGATTAGATCGGTCGCGAGAGAGCTTGCTTCGCCAGGTGGGATGGGAACGGGCGTCCCCTTCCCGCCAGGCTGGGTCTTGTAGGTACCGTCAGCGGTGATGATCAGAACCCACTCGACCCCGAATGGGTCGCGGAAGGACTCGCCCATGATCGCCTGCCCGTAGGGCAGGACCATGCCGGGGTCCGCCAGCTGCTGGTATTGATAGCCCAGGGCGCCCCAGGGCATGATTCTGATGCCGCGCCTGGTTGCCGCACGGCCGTGATCGAAACGGGCATTGACGGCGAGTGCCATCTGGCCCTCGGCCAAAAGAGCTGGATCGAGAAGGGCGTTCACACCCGTGAACACGGCGTCGCCGAATGGCGTTGGGTTCTCGTCCAGGGGCCAGTAGGACCTATGGCGGTTCATCGCGGCGCCTCCTGGCGCTGCAGCAACTGCACCGCAGCATTGCCGATCTCCCGCACAACCGCCGAATCCAGGGTCAGGCCCTGGCTGGCCAGGGCCTCCTCGATGGCGGCCTGCACCTCGTGGGAAGCTACAAGGTTAGCCCGAGCCACCGTGAAGATCAGCCGGAATGCGTTGCTCGAGACGGAGATGTCGAGCGAGCCCTCGAGCTCGGCACCCGAGCTCTGCCGCATCCGCATGGCCCAGCCGTCACCGCGCACGTCGAAGTCCCGGTGCGACTGTCCGGAAACGCGACCGGGGTCCCGGGCACACGATAACATCGTCAGTGCGATGGCGGTCTCACGGATCACATGGTGTCGGTGTAGAGGGCCTGCAAGCCCGTGGGTAACCGCAGGCGATTGCCGATCGAGCGCCAGCCGGAAATGCCGGCGAACGTGTCCGGGGCTTGGACGACGGCGGACGCGACGTCCGCCGCAAGGACGTTGCCGAGGAGACGAATGTCTCGGCAGGTGGAGATATCGGCGCCGAGGAATCCGGCAGGGCCGGGTCCATCAAGGATCATCTGGCAATCGCGGATCTCCACGTTGGACGCATTCACGAGGTAGACCAGGTAGACGGCCGCCTCCTGCACCATGGGATAGATGCGACACTCCTTGATGATCGCACCACGAAGGCCACCGGCGGAGATAGTCTTGAACAGGGTCTCCGCTCCCACTGCGGTGCAATCCGTAAGACTCATCTCTCCGCTACCGAATGTATCGTGGTAGTAGAAGTGCTCTGGTCCATTCGACGTACACGCATTGATGTGCGCCGAGCCGGTGTACGCGGCGTGGCAGATTCCGTTGACGCCACAGTCGAGCACGCTGCCCTTGACGCCTTCGGCGTCGGCCGTGATTCCTGTCGAGTAGGCCCGCCAGTCCTGATCGGCGTACATGACCTGGCATCGCCCGATGGCGATGCCGGAGGCATTGGTCCGATATGCGTTGGCACCCGCGACGCGGTTGCTGGCGAATATCGGAAACCCCTCTGCCAGGCCGGACCCGGATTCCTGGCCCTTGTAGTCGTGGCCTCTGGCCCCGACGACGGTCACGTCGTGGACGTCGACGCGGTCGCCGAATGCCTGGATGGCGGTCGTCGCAGCGGCCTGATCCGGCATGACGGCAGTGAAACTGCCGAATGACACCTGGGACATTATGTCCTCGCCGGAATGGCGGAATCCGATGAAGTGGTCGACCGGATTGCCCAGCCGAAACCAGAACGCGGTTGCGTCGCGGCCGGCGCCACGGATCGAGACACCGTCCGGCAGCTCGACGGCCACGTTGCCCGGGCACTCGATCTCGTAGACGCCAGGGCCGAAGGCCACGCTGTCGAATGGGCGCAAGGCCGCGAACACCTGCTGGGTTGAACGGTTGGCTGCGTTGTAGGGATCGCCGGCGGTGCCCGAACCCTGCCGCAGCGAGAGCGGGTTGTTGACGACGTGGATTGTCATTGGTCAATAAACTGAGGTTGCCTCCAGTTCGTAGATGGGCCGCTCCCTTCCCTTGGTCGTCACCTCGACCCGCAGATCGGACCATCGACTGTTACGGGTGCCCATGCCCTTGACGGTGTACGCGACGGCCCGACGCACCGCGATGGTCACGGGCCGCCATCGAACCGTCTGCCCATCGATGGTTCCGTCATTCGATGGCGCGGACGGGGTGAGGCCACCCGGAAACAACGCCACGACAGCCACGTCCTCGAGGGGCGTGTTCCCGCCCTGGTTCGTCACCCGGATAGTGTAGGTCGTCGATTCGCCAACCTGGATCGGATCGGGATCGTCCACGACCTCCACGAGGATCGCGTTGACTGGCTTGATGATCCTGACTGGCGCACAAAGCGCCGGGGTGTAGGTGGCCCAGCCGCACGTCGTGATGGTGCCCTCGGCCAGGACCTGTCCGGTCACCTTGATGACCCGGGCCTCGCGAGGCCCGAGCGTGCCGAGCTTCCAGGTCGCGACCTCGCCCAGCACGGAGTCCGGCCTGGGCGAGGCCTCTGGCGACTGAAAGTCGCCAGAGACGCGGTCCACGACCGTGACCTCCGCGATTGGGCAGTCCAGCAGGTTGACTATCCTGTACTCGTAGCTGAATGGCCGGCCCGCGAGAACCTCCACTGGCACGGTCTTCTCGAGCAGGAGCCCGCTGCTCTCCATGCGGCCGGTCGGGAAGCCGACCGTGCCATGGACGAACTTCTGGCCACCTTCCATGAAGGTGGTCGTCGTGCTGCAGTTACTGGCGTTGTGTGGTTCGATCGATTTGACCGAGCAGCACCCGGTGGCCGCGAGAGCGAGCGCGATCCATTTCATAGGTAGATGTAGATCAGGATCGTGATGAAGAGGATGGCTGCGATTGCCAGTGCGATCAGGATGTCCCGCAGGCTCATGGGTCAGGAACTGGTGGAGTCGGCGGTTGAGGGAATGGCTCGTCCAGGCCCAGCTCGAAGAGGTCGTCGCGTTTCTCGAGCATCAGGATTTCCATGAGCTTCACCACCTCGGCCAGGACCTCGATGGTGCGATACTGGGCGAAGTCCTTCTGGGTTGGGGTGAGCGAGAGCCAGTTGGCCAGGGCATTGGTCGCCTGCTGCCGCGCAAGCTGAAGATTCACCAGGGTCGCATCGATGTAGTTGCTGCGCGCGATGACAGCCACCTCGTTGGTTCGCACCTTCCTGACCAGGGGAACGGACCACTTGCCATCATCGGCCCAGAACCGGGCGCCGGAAATGCCGCCCGACGGGTTGATCACCTCGTTGAGATACTTACGGATGTTGTCCGGCCGTATATCCACGACCGTCACGCCATTGGTCTGGATACGAAGGATATTACCTCCGCCACCGACAATGTTAAGTCGGGCACCTGAAGAATTGTTCGTTGCAACGAGTTTCAGCACCGGGGCGGTGTTGGAAATGACCACGGAAGCAGACGCCTCATCGCTCGAAATCCATGAGTTGGTCAACCGCTTCCCTGTAGTATCGGCGAACTCCGGTATGCCCCTGAACACCGACGACGGCGGACCTGTCACATCGCCGCTCCCGCCGCCGGACGGCCAGTTCGAGATCGTGGTCCCGCCCAAGGTCATCGAGGCCGCCGCGACGTTGTTGGTCGCCTTCAGGTTCCAGACGTTGAGGTTCGTGCCGACACCGGCGATGGGAAGATTCGTCAGCCCGGAGCCATCGCCACTGATGACACGGCTCACGTTCAGGTCACCCAGGATATCCACGCTATTTCCGACCGATAACTGGGTGATGCCCGTGACCAGCCGGATGCGCGACCCGGGCGCGGTCGGGTTCAGGATGATCCCCTCCGATGCATCACCATTGGCGATGATCGCGACCGTGTCCCGGTAAAGCTGACTGACTGCAGCCCCATGATAGGCAAAAAGACCCCCGGACGACGCATTGGCCGTGCCGGAATGCACATAGAACCTGGCGCTTGCCGCAAAGTCATCCGATGAGTTCTGAGCCCGCATGCCATAGGAGCCGTTGTAGGTATCCTGCACATGCACGGGAAACCCCGGAACGGTGCCGGCAGTGGACGTGCGCAGCTCGGTGATCAGGATGGGACTGGTGGCCACGATGTCGGTCCCGACGATGCCGATCCGGCCCGAGTCGGCGATCACCTTGCCCGTGGTGTCCGAGAACATCGCCAGACGGCCCGCGACCGAGGTCGCCGGCCCGGTGACATTGCCCGTCCCACCCCCGCCACCACTTGGCCAGCTCGTGATCGTGCTTCCCCCGAGAGTCATCGAGGAGGCCGAGATGTTCAGCCCGGCGGACAGGTTGGAACTGACGGCGACACTGCCGGCAACCGCCAGGTTGGTCCTCACCGTCACGTTGGTGCTCGTGACCGAGATCACCTTCGCGTCGCTCAGGCGCTTGCCGGTGGCATCCGCGAACACGGCCACGTTGCCGGCGACCGACGACGGCGGCCCGCTGACGCTGTCGTCGTCGTACTCATAGTAGACGGTCAGGAAACCGTAACTGTCTGCAAATCCCCTGAAATAGTACGCGAAGTCAAGCGGCCACGACATCCCGGGCGCCCCCGGCGGGATGGTCAGAGTGACGTCACAGATGGCCGCGTACTCGACATTCTGCGTGCCGGTGCCGACGAAGTTGGTCAGGTCTCTCCGCTCGGTGATGTAGTGGATCTGGTAGTGGTCCGGGCGCATGGCATCGTTCGCGTTCAGGAAGTATTCGCGCGTATGCACCGCGCCGGCCCCGGAGAGGTTTCCAGGACTGCCGTCGTGCTCCGAAAGCATGGGCCAGGGCGACTGATAGTTATTCCCGACGTAGTTGTAGAGTGTCATCCGCTTGACCGTCCTGCCGACCTCCACCCCGCCAAGCGACACACGCGACCCAAGGTTCGCCCAGGAAGAAAAGCCCGGTATGAGCACCGCATCGACGCCATCCCCGCTGATGGTCTCGAAGCTGGCGAAGAGCGTCGAGAATGCGGTGAGACCGAAGCCGATCCTGCGCAGCCGGCCCTTGGTCGACTCATCGTGCCGCGGGATCGCGACGCTGCGGGTCAGATTGGAGGAAGCGAGCACGCCCAGCTTGATGACATCGAAGGAGGGGTTCGAGATCGCCACGTTCACGTTGGTGCGGACAAGGCCATTGCCCACTGGCCAGCTCGTGCGTGCATCCCCGGACAGGATGCTGTTGTCCGTGTTCAGACTGTCATCCCCCACCACGTTGTAGGCCTGGACATCGGGGGCTGTTATCAAACCACCCACCTCCAGGCTCCCTGAGACCCTGGCCACGCTGCCGGTGATCGACAGCACACTCTGGGCTCCCAGGAGCTTGCCCGTTGTGTCCGCGAATACGGGTATCGTACCGGGCATGGCCGAGGCCGGCCCGACTACGTCGCCCGACCCACCGCCACCCCCACCCATCGAGGTCCACGCGCCGCCAAGACGCTGCTTCAGGCCGGCCGTGGTGTTGAAGTAGAGCTGGCCGTCGGCCAGGGCCGACGACGGATCGGTGGCCTGGGGCGCAAGCGCCAGACGTCCCAGGTCAAGCCACCGGGCCTGCTCGACCGACCCAAGGGTGATCGCCAGGCTCGGGGTGTTGTCCACGCGGAACCCGGCAACAGCAACGCTGTTGCTGTTCCAGAACGAGATTGCATCGACCGCGCCAGTCGTCGGCACCCGGTAGAACCGGCTCTCGACCGGGATGGGATCGCGACCCTCGCGGGTCGCGTAGATCTGACGGTCGGCCTCGTGAAACACGAGGCCGGAACCCAGGTAGAGCGGCGCCGGCGGCTGGCTCGCGCCCGCGGCGCGGTCATAGCGAGTCCCATCGATGACTGTCGCCTCGCCGTCGCCATTGTAACCGGCGCCTGCGTCCACGACAGCGACCCCGGGTGCCGTCCCGGTGTAGCCAGTGCCCGCAGTCACGAGAGTGACTGCGGTCACCGTGCCATTCACGATAGTCGGCCGGACGGTGGCGCCACGGCCGGTCGCGTGGAACACGCGCACCCAGGCGTTGGACGTGTACAGCGTGCCACCCGATCCCAAAGTCAGGTTGGCCTGCTGCAGCCCGCCGCCCGGGGCGGAACCGACCGTGGCTGTAATGGTGGCACCACTGCCACCGGAGGCGAAGTTCACGGGCGCCTGCCAGATGGCGGTGTTCTTGGCCACCGGCAGGAGCCTGTAGAACCAGGCTCCCAATGGCAGGCGGTCGCGCAGCGCGTTCCGGGCGAACGAATGCCCGAGGCCCTGCACGCTGAGTGCATTGGTCCCGATGGCGTCGAAGACGCCATCCTCGACAGTGCAGTGGAAGGAGTCCTTCCGAAGGTCGATGGCACCCCGGGGGGCACCAACACCGACCTTGCTCCAATGCTGGCCGGCGAGGGTCACGCCCCCTCCCTTGTCGATGACCACGGCCCAGACCTGGTTGGTGAACATCCCGCCCTGGATCCGAATGGATCCAGGCGCCCAGAAGGGCTGGTTGGTGACGATCAGACCCGTGAGGGTCTGGCCGGAGAAGAGCGGTGACGTGACCGTGATGTTGTTGCCGGGTCCGCTGATGTAGAGGCCGGTCGTCCCGCCGACCATGCTGACCTGGTCCAGGACGTGGCCACCAGAGTCGGTGATCTGGATGTCCGTGGCATAGCCACGGACACCGACACGCGAGAGATTGGCCGCAGCAGAGCTGGCGGCCAGCTGTATCCCGACGCCCTGGCCGGACGTGCCGGCCTGGAAGACGATATCCTCGATGATGACACCCTGGATCTCGGCCGTCCCGCCACCCACGCGAAGCGTCACATTGGGCGAGGTGTCGACCAGAACGGTCGGCAGACCGGCCTGGTTGCCGGCGGCGGCCGTCCCATAGATGCGCATGCCGGACTGGTCGAGCGAGATCGCGGGCGATGGGCTGGACGAGATCCGGTAACTATTCGTCGCACCCGGGATGTAAAGGGCCGCGCGGTTGACCCGGGCGGCGGCCAGGGCCGCCCGGAACGCGGCCGTGTTGTCGGTGGCGCCGTCTCCGACGGCACCGAACCAGCGGGCATCCATGACACTGCCCAGGCAGTCATCCATGATGTTGCGCCCGACGCCCGTGCTCGTGACGAAGACGCAGCCCTGGTTCGTCACGGCCGTGCTGTTCGCGTCGTAGTGCCCGGGCCGGTGCGCTCCGAATGGGCGCCGGGCGTCATACGACCGGACGACGAAGTTGGATGCACTCGGTGACGGCTCCCACGCGGCGAGGTCGGCTATCGAATCGAAGACTCGGACATCGGCGGCGCACACCGCCAGGGCCGTCCAGAGAAAGGCCGCAATTCGGACGAGTTTCATTATGGATTGAGAGATCGTTGCCACCGGCCTGGCCTGGCCGCGTCGATATCGTCCGGCTTGAGGATGTCGACTCCGTCGTCAGGATTGGTGAGGGTCGCCCGGAAAACGAAATTGCCGCCGTTGGCATCGCCTGGCGTGGTCAGGTAATCGAGGAACACCAGTTGCCCGTCCAGATGCACCGTGAGAGCTCGTAGAGCGCCCTTGCCGGGAATGGCCACCAGGATCGCGGCCGTTGGGGTCGACCCGCCTCCTGGCTCACCATGGATCGGAGGTGGGCTATAGGAGGCGTCCGCGGACCAGATGTCGCCGCGGAATGCCGGCGGCGGTCGGAGAAACCTGACCCACGCCGAACTCGACGTCATGGATCGCATGCTCAGGCGGTCGCCCTGGTCGATGAAGGCGTGCCGAAGGGCTCCCGGGAATCTCGACGGGTCCGCGTTGTAGACCCCCTCCGTCTTGCCGATCGGCGTGAGTTCAGGGCCGAGCTTCGGCACGGCCGGTTCGAACGGGATTAGCAATCCCCAGAATTCGCTCGATGGCGGGGCATGATTGGTATTCGCCTTGATGCACTCATAGGACGCGGCCTGGACCGGATCGTTGACACGCTCACCTGGTTCGTAGGCCTTCGTGCTATCCCAGGGCGTGCCGGTTCCGTAGTCGATCTCAGCCCTGGTCCAATCTCCGATGGTGTCCTGCCATCCACCGGACTCGAAGATGACCGGGGGTTGCGACGGCGCATCGCGCAGAGCGAGGTAATACCGTTTCGCGCCGCCGTGGAATCGCACCGTGCCTGATTCCACGAGCTCTGTCGCGTTCCAGGTTGGAGCGAACCACCGCTCCTCGCATTCGAGGAGCTCTCGCCAAAATGCCCGGCGCCACAGATCCCCGGCCGCCAATGATATCGCCCGTTTAGCCTCGTGCCATTGCTGGCTGTTCAGGTTGGGGCTGCCATCGCTCTTGATCTCCCAGCCCATTGCGTCGGCCACTCCCTGGAGAATAGAGCTGTATGGCACTGCAATCATCGGCTGAAGACTGCGGGCTGAGTGTGAGTTCCGAAGTCGCCGTGCTGAAGGATTAGACGCTCGAGCTCGACTTCGAAGATGCGGGCCTGGGCAACGGCCTTGTCCAATTGTCCATCCGCGCGTTGGAGGTACGCGACGGCCTCGGAGACAATGGCCATCTCAAGGCAAGCCGGGAGCTCGAGCTTGCTCCACAACTCCGGGTGCGTTCCAGGCGATTGACCAGGTCCCGTCGCTGCGACAGCGTCGTACCAGTCGCCGACACCGTCCGTTTCGAAATAGGCTTGCGCTGGCACTGGACCTTGGAGGTTAGAATTTCGTCGTGCTTCTCTTCTCGCCGCTCCATCCAACAATCAGCTTTGGGGACTTGGACTTGACCCTGGCGTAGGCACCATCCGGACGTCGGAGCCACCACTCCCAAAAGTCCGGATCACCGATGGCGTCGTGCTTCACCTGTTGGCGCCAGTAATCGTCGACGGTTGGCCTCATCACTGGCATCCCAAGCTCGTTCCAATAATTCGGCAGGTTCTGGTTGCAGTGGCCGGCCGCCGTCCGGAGGCGGCCGGCTTCCATCTCCTGCTTCTGGTCGTCGGACGCGAACTCCGCGATGACATCCCGGACGACATCATCGGAAACGCCCTCACCTTCGAATAGCGCGTCGAAGTTGGACCTCGCCAGGAGATTGGAATACATTCGGCTCCCGTGCTCGCGCTTCAAATCAGCACGACACTGTCATCGGAGACGTTCAGCAGGACGATGACCTCTCCTGCACTCAACAACGTCAGATTGTCCACGGTCGCCGTGAATAGCGCATCAACGGTGTCAGCCACGTTGAACGCGAACGGCTGTGTCGTAATTGCCGACGACGCCGCCGTGAATGCTTTCGCCTTCACATCGGTTGCTGTGAAGAACCGATCCGTATCGGTCTCACCGATCTGTAGAGTCAGCGTTGTGACTCCAACGAAAGGGACCGTGACATTGATGCCAATGCACCGCACGCGAACGCCGTTCTTGATCATTGAAGTCGGCAGAATCGCTAACGACTTAATGAGTGCGGCCGTCGCATTAAGATCGGTGTGATTGATCTTGACGACGTGAGTGATGTCACGTCCCGCCATCTCCTGGACTGTCAGAGGTCGAACTTCCATGGGTGTCCTATGGTTGAGGTTTCCAGCAGAGGACGCTGGACCGGATCAAGTCGCACCCTTGAATGCGAAGTTCGCGCCAGGATGCATCGCACGCAGTCCCATGTAGGTGTGCACCATGAACCGCTCGCCGCCGCCGTTGTCCGGAAGGGGCTTCACCTTGGGCATCCATTTCCAGATGAGTTCCCACTTGGACGGTTTCAACGCATAGCCTCGAGCCAGGTTCTTGGCGGCGTCGCCACCGACATTCGGGTGAGCGTTCCAATGCGTCGGGATCAAGTTGATCTTTCCGAAGTCGCCCTCGAACCGGTCGATGGTCGCCCAGATGACCTTCTTGCTGAGCTCAGCCGAATAGAACCTGGCAGTCGCGTAGGTGTTGGTACCTGCCGCGAATGAGGTGAACGTAGTGAATCTGGCACGCAGGTTGGCGCCGCACACCAAACTGTACTCGTCGCTGTCGTCCGCGTTGCCTCGCAGCCATGTCGTCTGCAGTGCGGACTGGACCTCGGTCTGCGCAAGCGTGCCCGTCGCCGTCGTGATAATCTGTCCGGCGAGTGGCGTGAACTCCGTGCTGAGGCTATAGCCAGGGGTTGCGATAACCGTCTGCATCCAGGCACCGATTCCGCGGCACTTGTTGGGGACAGCACCAGTTCCGACCTGGACGTCGTTGTCACTGCCGAGCATCGCCTCGACGTCCCGGTACAGTTTCTCCATCTTCTTCTTGATGGCGTACCCGCGCTTGTTGGGAATGCCGGCCTGGGCTTCGACTTCCGCCAGCTCGCCGACCATCGCCCGATCACGCAGCCACTGCATTCTGTTGGCGGCGATCGTGTAGTTCTTCTGGGCGTTGTCGTAATCGGTGATGTCCGTTCCGTCAATCGCCGCGTTATCCGTCGGGTCCTCGTAAGTGTCGAGAGGCCACTCATAGTGTACCGTGTCGACGACTGGTCCCTTGGGAATGATGGCCATCAGCGGAAACTTCTTGGCGTTCGTTATGAGAACGCGATCGAGGATTTCCCTGGGCTGGCCCTTGACGTCGTGTAGTAAAACTCCGCTTGCCATGTGAGTTCAGTCTGTTCTAGACGATGGAGACAACGTCTAGGAATTCACTCAAGGCAGCATCGTCCGGATTCTCCGTGTGACGCTTCATGGCATCACTCAAACGCCTGTTCCGATCACCGATTGGTTGGCGAATGGCCTGGGATGTGCCGACGTTTCCAGAGGGCAGAACCCTTCGTTCCTTCTGCTGTGTTCCCGCCGGAGCCTGAGTCCCTGTGGACTTCCCACGATTCTCCATCTTCGCCATCTTATGCGCGGCCACCGCAGCGATCCACGGCCCACCTGGAATGTGCTCGAGGAACGGGTACTCCTTGAGGATTGCGGCTCGGTAGCGTTGCCTCGGGTCCTTTCGGTTCCCAACCCATGGCATGTCCAAATCGACTTCTTTCATCCATGCCACCCTCTGGGCCACTCTCTCACGCTGGAGCTCGGAACGCCGCGCCACTCGCTCGGCAATTGCCACACCCATTCGCCCGCGCTGCTCCTCGTAGAATTCGTCTACCCAGGCCTTAGCCTCGTCGAGATCAGGATTGGTTATCTTGAGTATCCTGCCGAATTCCTTCAGTCCCTCGTCCGGATCATTGTCGAGCTGTAAGCGCAGCTTCCTTGTGCCGGCAAGCACGGTCTGGATTGCCGTCTCGGCATCATGCAGCCGCTTGTACTCCGGGTCATTCAGGAGAAAGTCCTGCGGAATTCCACCCTGGTTTGCCCCACTGCGCTTGAGCTCCGCCAATTCCTTGCGGAGCTGGTTTCGTTCAGCAACAAGTTTCGGAATCCGTCTCTCCAGCCGGCTCTTCGGCCTCTCCTGCTCGTCAGTTTCCTCGTCTGATTCGGCCTCGATCTCGTCAGGATCATCCTGGTCAGTCTCAGCGTCGTCCTCAGTGTCGGTGTCGTCTTCGGCGTCATCCTCGTCCGCTGCCGGCGGAGCCTTCGGGTCCTCCCCTTGCGGGGATGTCGCGTTGGCATGCGCGTCACGCGGAGAATCCGCACCTGCTGTATCTTGAGCTTGAGTTGTCTGCGCCGGTCTCCCGGCGGCGTCTGCCTCTTCCTGCATTAGAAATGCCAGGTCGTCGGTAGACAAAGTTTCACTGCTCCCTCCACTGCCACTCACCGCGGGTGTTGGGGCCTCCGCGTCGCCCTTCGTCTCAGCCATACCAGGTTGCTCGGTAAGCCAGCCCAGGCGGTCAATAAAAGCGCAGCGGCAAGTCCGTTAGGATTGCCGCCGGCCATGACCGTCTAGGGGGCCCGCCAGAACCACCCGGGATCTGCATGGCATGGATTTCCATCGCTGCCGCCATGCAAAAGCACCGTATGGACTCAAGTCACAAGGGAAATGTCGGGCTCAAGAAACCACAACTGGACGAATAACTCACTCACGCTCACTCACGCTCACAAGTGAGCAAACTTTCTACGGTGGACTGTAACGCTAACGCTCGGGCTGGAGTGCCGAGTAGCGGCCACGAAGTCTCGTCAGGATGTCCTCCGCCATGGCCACCCGGCCGGAATCGTAGTTGCGCGAATCATTGGACGTGGCCTGCCCTGGCGGCGCCAGGACGCCGATGTAGGACTCGTGCTTCAGCTCGTCCACCAGGGCGACGACGGCCCGATACCACGGGTGATCCGGTGGAATCTCGCCAAGTGCTGCATCGATCTCGTGCCAGGAGCTCATGTTTGGTTAGCGGTTGGGTCGACGCCCAATCGGCCGACCACCTTGTTGTGCTGTTGCTTGACGCTCTGCATCCGGTTGTCCGCCCAGAGCTTCATCGATTCGCTGAAGTGCCCACCCGATTGCAGCGCCTGGGTGTAGTTCGGATTCGCCTGGACGATCTGTTGGGCAAAGTTCATCTGCTGCATCGCCGTGGGATCGTTCTCAATGAATTGTGGTGGGTTGCCCAGGAACATGGACGCCACCTCGAGGTTAACGCGCTGGAACAAGGCCTGGCTGGCCTCGCTCTGATTGACGACGATCTGCTGTGCCAGGATGGGGTCGATCGCCCGCAGTTTCATCATCACGAGCTTAGCTCTATCAATGACGCCAGCGGCGTCCTCGGGCAGGACGAACTGCGAGACCGCTTGCAGCTTCTTGACCACGAAGTCGGCATCGAACTCCCGCACATCGATCGCCAACATCAGGTCGTATCCACGTCCCACCTCGTTGGGACCCCATTGCGGCTTCGGCACGTTGGTGATTCGCTCCCATTCCTCTGGCGACATATACTGCTGAATGAGCGCCCACTCCTGCCTGAAGGCCCGCCCCCAGGCTCGCAGGAACTTCGAAACTCCGAACTGTTGGCGCATCTGCGACCGCGGTGGTGGAATCTCCGCAGACAACCGTCCGAAGTACGAATCCACCCGCATGCGGTTGCGTGCCAGGATGGCGTCCGAAACCCCATCGCGCGTCGGGACGGACATGAACTTCGGATCTTCGCCGCGGAGGATCGGCACGATCGAGGCAGGCCCGAACTCGAGGTTGCGGTTCTCCATTAGGAGCCTGCCAGGCACAAGGCGAGGAGGAAGCGTGGTCAGCGCCGCCCGGTCGATCTGCGAATCTTCCTCGACCTTCTCGACCCGTTGCATGGGCCACGCCACCTCCGGCACGCCGCGGGAGGCCGTGATGGACTGCGCGATCCATTCGTTGACCAAGACCACGAAAGGAGACCGTCCGTGCCAATAATCCAGGATGCCGTGCGTCGCGGCCAGGTCGTCCTGGCTGCTCTCGCCCTTGGTGAAGTGGGGGGAGAAAACAGTCAGATAGATCGCCGGCAGTCCCTGGTCATTGATTCGCCTCGAGTAGGCGTAGACCACCTCGACGTATTCGTTGGCGTCATCGATCACGGCCTCGTACCGGTCCAGGGGATTGGGCGTGATGGAAGTCGACCAGACTGATTTCTGGCCCTTGGTCTTCTTGGCGGCCTCGACCCATTCCTTGTTCCAGTCCTCCGTCACCACCTTCTCGTCGAGCTCTTCGGTCCGGAAGTAGAGCCGAACGTAGACTCGGCCGCGCTGAATGTCGCCGGTGTCGTCTGGAACGAAGACGTCAACCCAAGGACGCAGCGCACGAATGCTCGGTTCATTGCGGCAGACGTAGGGGACAGCGATCTTCGTGCTGCCGTTCGTCCTCAGCTCCGTCACCATTCGCTTAGCCTCGTCAGTGCTCAACTCCGGAGGTTCATCCAGCACCGCACTGGTGGCCTGGCCAACCCAGTTGGACCACATGCCATCGACGAAAGCGATCGCTTCGTCCTCGCGGGTGGGATCGATGATGGCTTCCAGAACCTCCGGAGGGAGCTGGCCCACCATGACCTCGATGGTCTTGAGCGCCAGTTCCCGTTCCCAGGTCGTGTACAGGACCGTCCAGCCATACGTCTTCATGTACTGGGCCGAGAGCTCCACCTCCCGGTCCAGGGATTCCTCCTGCACGTTGTGAATCATCCATGTCATCACCTGCCTGGCGACCGCGGCGTCGGCCTGGTCCTCGATGCCGACTCCCTGGACATCGAGCAGTGTCCTCCAGAGTGCATTGCAATTGATCGCCACGTCGTCGTTGATCACCTCGTCAGCCAGGAACACGCGCTGGTCCGACGCACCCTCCCAGGGTTTGGCAGGGATTTCCCGTGTGCCATGCTTCTTGGCATCCGAGCTCTGGTTCACCCAGAGGTTAAACCTGATTCGTTCGTTGTCCGCGAGCCTGTCCCAGAATCCATCAGCGGGACTGCATCGTTTGAACTCGTCCTGCAACTCGGACAAGCGCGGGTTCTTGGGATCATTGGCCAGGGTCACTTCGTCGCTCATATTCATCGGTTGATTCGGCCGTTGACTGTTTCGTGTTCGCGAGCCGCTGCAACTCCCATTTCGGGTACCGGTGCCGCTTCGCCACTTTGACTGTCGCAATCTCTCCGCGGCGCCGCATCTGCATCACAGAGGACCTCGAGACGCCAAGCCACCGAGCGAACTCCGACAGGCTTAGTAGCAGCGGAAGTCGGTCGAGCGCCTTCGAGGTGTATACCCTTTCCTTCATTCAATAGGTCACTCCAGGCCGTGTCTGCATGGCTTCGGGACTGAGATGAATGAGCTCCTGGTCCTGGGCGATGTATCGCACCAGGTCGGCAGGATCCTTGCAGGCTCCGGTTTCGCCGCCGTGCCCGGTGTAATTCTCGAACATCCAGATCACGTTGTGGCAGTTCTCAGCGACGAATAGCTTGGGCTCGTTGATGAACGGGCACAACGGTTGGTTCCGCCGGTAGACCAGGAGTTCATTGACGTGCGTGAATCCATCGTCGATCCCACGGCCGGTGTACGCTGGCAGAATCTCCATCGGCGCTCCGAACTCGCCTCCATCGTCCTGCCTGGCAGCGAAAAGATCGATCAGGTTGGTGCCTCCATCCTCGGCGGCGAATGGGTTCTTGCCGGCGCGCGGGTCGATCTTGCGCACTCGCACCTCCTCTCGCCGGGCCTCCCGTCGGATCCCTGGCTTCGATGCATTCTCGAGAATCCGCACGCGGTAGGGATCCCGCTCGATGACCCGCCCGTCCCTGTCCACGAAGCAACCCACGGTCTCGTCATCGAGGATCTGCCGCTTGTATTGGGACACGCCCCACCCGAGGTTCTGCTGGGCTGGTCCTGGATCGCCATCCCATCCCTTGCGTGATTCGCCGCTCGCTTGGCGTTCGCTCGTCACAGCCCACTCTCCGTAGCGCGCGTAGTCTGGCCACTCGCGGTAGATGAAGACCCTCCTGGGGTTCCCTGGCGCCACGCGCACCCAGACCATGAACCAATTCCGATCGCCGGCCGGATCCATGAACAGGTAGTTGGTGCCGTCGCTCGGCAGCATCTCCTGGCGCACGACGTGCACCTTGCGGCTGAACGTGGGAAATGCCAGCCCGACCGTGTCGGTCGTGTGCCCATAGAAAATCCGGAGCACATAAGCCGGAGGCTTGCCCTCGCAATCCGCAGCCACGGTGTCGGCGTACTTCTGACCCCCGGAAGAGAAAGGCGTTAGGTCGCTGTGGAAATACACCACCGACGTGTCCGGCATCGAACCGCGCTGCACGAATGGCACCCTTCCCGGTTTCATGCCGCGGATGAGCTCGATGTTATCAGGCAGCAGTGATGCCCGCCTGGTCCGTTCCACGCGACCATCCCCGACGGCACTCTTGATGGCTGGCGTGATGCCTCGCACCGGGGTGAACGACCAGAGTCCGTAGCCTGGCCGGAATCTGCCGCGGCGGCGCAACATCGCCAGCCAGGGCAGCGTCAGGGATTCATCCATCCACCAGGAGACATCTCTATAGTCCTTGGCCCCGAATTCCGATCCCTCGAAGTTCGCCGAATCGTTCGAGTAGAGCACGAACTTCACGACGACACCGTATCCCAGGGCCAGTGTCCTATCGCCGAATCCGTCGCCGGGCGTGTAGTTGACATCGAGGCCCAGGCGCTTCTCGCGTTGTGTCTTCGCCTGGTTCAACTCCTTGAACCGCTGCGGGAGAAAATGCCAGATTAGCGCCTGGGTGGTGTTGATGGAATTGACCTCCGAGTCCGATCCGACCGTGAAGATGGTTGGTTGGCTGTATCCGTGCCGTTGGTTGTAGTCGACCGATCGCATGGCCGATCGCATGAGCGCATCGGCACAGAAGAAACTCTTGGTGGATCGGTTGCCTCCGAGGAGCACCAGGATCTTCATCTCCTTCCTGGCCAGCACGCGCTGCGCGATCCGCCAGAGCTTCGGCCGCGGGGCCACGAGCGGCTCGCGTTCACCTGCCAGGATTCGCTCACGCCTCTTGGCTAGCATCTCGCGAATCCCGTTGGCACCAATCGTCTGGAGGAGGCCGATGAACTCGACCTTCGTGGGGAGCGGTAGGACAGGATTCTGCGGCTCACCGGCAAAGAACACCTCCGGATCGGGAAGCGCATCCAGGGATGTGGCGATTGAGTCACTCATTATGTGCTGTGCATTGCTAGAGTGATTGCCTTGCCATTGCCGAGCCTCGCCATTGCCACGCATCGCCATCGCGCCGCGTTGCGAAGCCGTACACCGCCGAGCCGGTGCTGTGCTGGGCCTGGCCGTGCATAACACTGCCACTGCTTCGCGATGCGCAGCTCTGCCGAGCAAGGCCGTTGCCATGCGTTGCCGAACTCTGCCTTGCCCTCGCACCGCCAAGCCGGGCTTCGCCGTTGCTGTGCCGTGCTACCCATTGCTGTTGCTGCGCGGAGCCGCCCGACGCCATGCGCTGCTGTTGCTGTGCCAAGGTTCGCATTGCACTGCCATTGCTCTGCAGGGCAGAGCTGGGACGGGCAGTGCCGTTGCTGTGCGGCGCCCTGCCAGGCCATGCCTCGCCGTTGCTGCGCGAAACGGTACCTTGCATCGCCATTGCTGGGCGGGGCATTGCGGGGCTTCGCGCGGCAAGGCCGTTGCTGTGCTGTGCATGGCGCAGCTTTGCCATTGCTACGCGAGGCCTGGCTACGCGACGCCATTGCTTGGCCACGCTGGGCGGGGCTGGACGACGCAACGCCCCCGCTGAGCGGAGCAGAGCTGCGCTGTTGCGGCGCCATGCGCCGCGGTGCATAGCCGTTGCCTCGCCGGGCGTTGCTCTGCCGTGCGTTGCCTTCGCATCGCAACTCTACGCTGTGCCTCGCCGTTGCTTTGCGCCGCGCAGCTAAGCTGAGCATTGCCCTGGCAATGCAGCGCAGTGCCGTTGCTTCGCGATGCTTCGCCACACAGCGCCATTGCTTCGCTACGCCTTGCACTGCCTTGCCGTTGCTTCGCCATGCGAGGCGCCGCCTAGCTTCGCCGTTGCATGCTCTAGCGGACCAGTTCGACATCGAACCTGCCCTTTCCAGAATTCCGCCAGGAACCGAGACCGCGCAATTGCCCGTACGCCAACCATTCGAGCACCAGGGGCTCGATCGATTTCGCCAGGCACCTGACCTCGAACTCGAATGTCGTGCCCGCCGGCAATGTCTCCGACCGGCACACACTCACTCTCGGCCCCTGGGCCGTGTCCGCTCTCAGCGGTCTCTCACACACACCGATCTCCTTCCCTTCGGGAAGAGTCGCATGGATGAACCTCGGGGTTACGAACACAAGGCCATCGATCTTGGTCTTGTGCGCCGCGAACTCCTTGCTCCGGGTCTCGTCCGCTCGCTTGAGCGCCCCGCAAGCGTCCTTGAAGAATCCCTTCACCTGGTAATCCCAGATGCCCTTCCTGCCACCGACCGCGTGGAACACGGTCGTGCCCGCCTCCTCGCGGTGCTCGGCGGTCTCGATTTCCTGTCGTCTCAGGTCCTCGTTCGGCGCCTTCGACGCGATGAAGCTGGCGAAGACCGTCTCGTCGGCAGCCTTCGTCCCGAGCATTTCCTCGGTGAGTGTGATTCTGACTTTCATGGTGTGCGCTATTGGCTTGGTTCGCCCTGGTTGTTGGCATTCTCACGGGCCATGAGAAATCATCCTGTGTATGCGTCGGCGAATCGCATCTGGCGCTTATAGAAAACGAATCCCACATCGCCAGTAGGTCCGTTGCGCTGCTTCAGCACTGCCAAGTTGACCAGTGCGACATGATTCGCCATCGGCTCAAGGTTGGCATCTGCGCCAGCATCCAGCCGGCGGAGCCAGTAGAACTCTCGTTTGGACTCAGGATCTTGCATGTTCTCGTACTGCCTTCGTGCAGCCTCGATGCTGGTATGTGCGACGTCCAGAATCTGCGGGTCTATCTTCGGTCGCCATAGAGCACCCACAAAATCAGCGTCCTGCTCGATGTCACCTGACTCTGCCAAGTCCGCTAACATCGGCTCGCGCAACTTGCCGGCGCGTTCCATCGCCCGATTAAGTTGAGCCAGTGCGATAACCGGCATATCCAAAGCCTTGGCGATTCGCTTACACCACTCGGAAGCATCAGCCACCTTGTCACGCTTCTCGCGGAACCGCTCGCTCGATCCCATCAACTGAAGGTAGTCGATCACGATCAACTTGATGCCGTACTGGTGGATCATCCTTCGAGCCCGCATCATCATCTGTTGCCCATTGAGCGCGCTGGTCTCGTCGATGTAGACACAGGCATCTGCCAGCTTACCGGCCGCTTCAATCATCCTCGGAGCATCCCCTTCCTTGATGAATCCATTGCGAAATGTCTGGAAGTCCTGGCGTGCCGAATTGGCTAACATCCGCATTGCCACCTGCATTTTGTTCATCTCCAGGCTGAAGAAGGCGACAGGCCCGCTGCCTTTCGAGAAGTTGAGAATGAAATCGATCGCCAGACTTGTCTTGCCTGTCGATGGTCTTCCAGCAATGACATACATCTGACCGGATTCCCAACCAGCCATGATGTTGTCCATGTAGTTGAATCCAGTTGAGTAGCCAGACATAACTTTCTTGCCTTGGCCGAAGCGTTCAAGGACATCGAGGACTTCCGGAACCAACGATCGAATCGATGATTCACGCTCTCGTCCACCTTGCTCGGTGATTCCGAGTATTCCAGCTTGCGCTTCTTCCAGAATTGCATCCGCGCTTCCGGAACGATTGTCCATCCTGCTGATCGATCTGGAACACACTTCACCCAACCGCCGTAGGCGCCAGTTCTCTTCGAGAATACCGACATGCGTTGGAAGCGTTTCGTACACGGACGCCTTTATCATGCCAGCGATGTCTTGCTCACCACCTGCACTCTCAAGGGCTCCCCTCGAACGCAGGTGCTCGAAGATACATCGCAGATTCCAGGGTTGCGCCTTGGCCTCGAAACTCTGGATGGCCTCCCAGATCATGCGGTGACTCAATCCGTAGAACCACTCTGGCATGACCGCAGTGCACTCCCGATAGAGCTCTGGCATGCCTAGTACCGAGCCCAGCACCGCTTTCTCAACCTCCATCGAATGAGGAGGCAGCCGGTCTGTTTCAGCCGGGCTGCTCATTGATCTTCGTCAGCTGAGTCTTGAGCGCATCGAGCTCACGAGCCTTAACGCGCCACGCTTCCTGGTGGATGTGTTTTACATCGGCCGCATACCCGCCATCCGGATTGCCTTTGTGGTTCTCAAGCTGTTCTTCGAGAGCCGCGATCTGTTGCCGCAACACGAAGGCCCTAGAACCTGGACTGGACGGTTGTGCCATCCCGCCTGTGGTGAGTTGCCCAGCCCTGTTCAACCTCCGTTCCATTGCGTCGCAGAGTCGGTTCTCCAGGATCGGCCTCGGGTCCGTCACCAGGCCTGACTTGCCCACCTTCCACCGCCCCGTCTGAATGTCGCGAGTACCATGCAGCCACCCGAAGACGTCCTTGAAATCAGCCTCCTCGAACTTGGCACCTTCTGCCACGAACTCGCGAAACCACTTTCGCGCCAATTTCTCGTTCACAACTACCGGAGGGACTCGGAACGTCCCCTCCTCCAGTTGGTCCTCCTGACCGCTGGCGTCCGGCGCCTCCCCGTCTTCCCGCGAATCCGCTCGTCCTGGTACCGGGTCAGCCGGCGGAGGGGGGACGCCATGCGGGCTGTTTGCTTCAGGCATCACTCCATCGCTCGAAAGCCCACCTTCCAAGGTGTGTGCTGCCCCCCCCAGCGAACACGGCTCCCAAGACGTACGAATTACCCCCAACGTGGATACTTCCTTTCTATTCAGTTCTATTCTATTCAATAGGTTAGCCCGCGGGTTACCCGTGGGTTCCATTTGGGTTAACCCACGGGTAACCCGCGGGTTTTGTTCTAGCGTTGTGGCTGAAGCACTTAGCTCTGCTGACTCGTTTCGGCTTGGTCTACCACCCATTTTGCCATGCTTCCAGGAGAGGATGAGGTTGGAGTTGGCCTCCTCCCATCCGACGATGCGGATCGACATCCGGGCGGGTTCCGGAGCCGCACCTGCCCCATTGGGTCCACTCCCCTCCAGACAGTGGCCAGATTCCACGCCCGGCGGGGTTGGGGAAATGACGCTGATCCAGCCGGTTTCGGAGAGGATTTTGGCGAGCTCTCCGGGCTTGCCGCGCCATTGGGCGACCAATTCGACGTCTCTAACGTCTACATCCTCCCAGACCCCTGACCGGGTAACGCTCTGACAGTGGGACCAGATTCGGATGAGGATATAGAGCGCCCTTCTTGGGAGTTTTTTCTCCAGGCGGATGAACTTTAGATCGCTTAGGAGATGGGGTTGGATGTTCATGTTCAGACGGGGTTTCGGGTGTTGGTTGAGGAGATTTCGGGTGCTGGAATTCTTGAAGGCTGGGGTCGAAAGGTCTCGCAGGTTGGGGCGCAGGATTCAGGCCAGTCGGCCAATCGCCTGACGAGCACCCCAGGTCCGAAGTAGGTCACCCTGCCGTCCGGGTGTTTATCGAGACACGCTTCCATGACCATGATCCAACGAAACCGCACGAGGCTCGCGAAGAGCGCCCCAGGTTCCCCTTTCCAGTCGCAGAGTGTCTCCAGGGCTTCCGCGGTCGCATCGGGCCAGAAGCGACATTCCAGACGGTTCTCGCAGTGGAGATGGAGTTTCACCAGCGCCCACAAGGCGTCTTTACCTGCGATGGACTGCAACTTCAGGAAACTGGTCTGCTCGAATAGGGATGGCGGGATGGTCATAATGGGAAGTGAGTTTGTTCGAGGCATAGGTCGGGACGATGACGGCGTATCCAACAGCCATTGTTGAATCGCAACTCCCAGAGCCGTCCTCGTGGCGTCTCGAGTAACTGACCTGTGGGATCGAGCTTCCATCGCAGGGCGGGCGTTGCGTCGTGCAACAGGTGAATGAGCCTGCGCAGTTTCACGCGGCGCCATTGGTGGATTGCCTCGGCCATGCGTGATCGTTTTTCCCCTTCGGCTGCCGACGTCCGATCGCGGCGTCGGTGGGATGGCCGTCATACTCCCATACGTCCGCGGAGCGTGGGATGGCCTTGAGCAGGAACCCAGGCCACCAACGGTCCGCGTTGACGCCTGTCACCGTGACGGTGACCCCGGCCGGCGTGCGCGCCTGAAGGACGCGGGTATTTCGGAAGCCGACCCGGGTCACGACCAGGATGGCCGACGACAAGGGGTCGTGGGGAGCCAGGGCGGCAGGCAGCGCGGCGATTTGCGGAGGGGCGGGACTTTGAGGCACGCTGGATTCCTCGATCGCTGCGAGGCTTTGTAGGCGTTGCGTGAGCCAGGTCGCACCCGCCTCAGACCAATGGAAGCACCGGTTGGGTCCCCAGTAGAAATGCACCCCGAGCTCTGCGGCGGCTCGCTGGCCGCGAATCCAACCGCGATCGACGCCGAGGCGCGACGCCAGGGAATCCTCGCGGATGGCGAACGGGGTCAGGGCGCTGGGCGGATCGATGGTGAGATCAGGCTGCGAACTTGTCATAGAACTCCCTCAGGGGTTGACCTATCCATCGGTGGCCCCCCGCGCGCGCGCGCCGACCCCCCCCCCCCATCGGCGCGGCGCGCCGTGGGGGTAGCCGGCGTGACCGGCGTCGCGGGACCCGCCGCAGGTTCCGCGGGGTCGACCTCGGGGGCCAGGCAAGGGGCCCGATCGAGGGCGAAAGGGGGTGGCATCGCCGCCGGACTGGTATCCCGACTGGCATCCGGAGAATCCGTTGCCGGCAGCATCAAGGACTTAGGACTTGAACCTGCTGACTCAACAGGAAGGACGGCCGGAATCTCGCCCGCCGACCTGGCCGACCGGAGCATCCGCTCGTACTCGGCGACGGGGTCCTCGGCCTGGTTGGCGGCCGCCTGGTGGACGTGGAAGTGCAGGTTGCTCGGGGGCTGGGCGGCCTCCTTGTCGGAGACGATGCCCACCCCAACCCATCCTGGACGGAGAACGACGGCGGCCGCCTCGAGGTCCCGGGATTCGATGACCTCGCGAATCCACTCCAACTGATCCATCCCGACCTCCAGGCGCGAACGCTCGAACCGGGTCTTGAGGGGTTCAAGCACACCCCCAGATTCTAGGATGCGGAGGACCGCGGAGATGGTATTGCGAGGGAACCCACTGACACGGGCGGTCCCTCGCAGGCTGCCCGTCTGTAACCATGCCGCGACTATCCGCGCGACGCGGTCTGAGTGTCGGATGGTCGCGCGACCGGTGCTAACCCAGTAGCGGGCCTCCATGACAACTCCAGCGTCCGGCGCGTCAAACAAACTGGGCTGGTCAGTGATGGCCTCGGCCAGGTCATCGAGGCTGGTGACTGGAAAGTTGGGAGCACTCATAGAATCACTCCTTATCGAACCGTTCCGCCATCCTGGAGTTCTCGTCGCTCCGGATCGTCCACTCAATGATCTGGCCGTACCTTGCGTACCAATTCCCGACGCCCCAATTGACCGTCACCGTGCCGTCCTCCATGGCCGGTTCGTGGCGGGTGCAGAAGATGTGCACCGAATCGAACATCTCGCCCAGCTTGGCGGCATGCTGTTTCAACAGCTCAATGTCCGCGTTCTTGCTCTGCGCACTCACGTTTCCTCCGGAGTGTCTTGAGACTCGCAAACTCGAACATCGCAGGGCCGCCCACACTTCGTGCACTCAAACCACTGGGTAAGTCCATCGCTGCCGCCAACGCGAACCGATGAATTGCAGCAATTGGAACGCTGCAGAAACCCAGCACCTGGTGCGGGCTCGCAGACGTGATACGACCCCGGCAATTCCTCGCTCGAGTTGGGCGCCTGAGGTCTCCGTGCTGGGATGCCCGCCGTGGCGAATCCGTACCACCGATCTCTCCGTCGCGTCGCCTTATCCCAACACACCAGCACCCCTGAAATGAAATCAGCCAGGATGATGTCGGGAGTGTTGCATCCCGACTCCATGCCGTGCTTATTGATTGCCCGCTCGATGTCTCGGATGAATGCGGACTTGTTCATAGGTCAGACATGTTTCGCCCATCCGGTACCATCCTGCTGCTTCGCGATGAATTCCTTCATGCACGCGATGGCCGTTTCACGGGTCATTGTGGAAATGTAATTCGCCCGGCCTGGGCGTTCGTCGAACGGAGCGCAAAACAGGAATAGTCCCCATCCCTCGGGGATCATTTTGTTTACAATGCGGCAGATCACCCGCAGGTGATCACGGACAAACGTGTCTTCGCTCATTACCGCCTCCTCCACGCCCATCCGGCCAACGCCAGCGCCATCAGGCCCACTGGCAACCGGGCTTCTGGGATTACATGGGCAGCTCCGATCTGGAAACTGGTTGTGCCGCCTGTCGGACCGAAAGCGACGATGGCCTGGGCGAAGATGGCGTCCGGGTCCGACGCGATGATGCCCGGGCTGAGCGAGGCAACGGACCAGATGGGTGGTCCGACTATCGGCGCCACCGGGAATGCCGGGACGGAACCCGCAGGGATCCCGCCAATGGCACCGATGGGACCCACGGCCTGGTCGGGGCCTAGCAGCGGAATCGCGCTGTCGTGCCACCAGGCCTGGCCGGTAACGGTCGTGCCTACACCACCGCTGACGCCCGAGAAGTAACCAGCCAGGACCGAAGGCGCGGGCGGGAAGGCGAAGTCATCGGCCTCGAGCGTGACGCGCAGCGTGGCCGGGCCGGTGGCCGTTGCATTCACACTCGTGAGCAGGAGGTCGAACGGGCTGCCCAATGGCCCGTGCGTGCCGATCTCGAGGTTGAACGTGATGAGTCCGACGGCACCGATGAAGACCACCGCGTTGGGCGTGGCGTTGATGTCACCGCCAAGGTTGTCGGTTATGACGGTGCCGACGCCGGAGCCGACGTCCTCGGCGCGGATGCGAAATGCGGAATGGCATGGGGTTGCCGACGCCATGGCGGCAATCGCCACGGCGCAGAGTCTGGTCGTGTTCATGTGTTGTCTGGCTACGTTAAACCATCTTGGGATCGGGAAGAGGGAACTGACCGTCGACCGGCCGCCAGAGGTGCAGTACGGCCGGGTGAATGTTGATCTTGCTCGAGTCATCCACGAAGAAGTGAACGACAGTCTCGTGATTGTCCCAGAACATCCGCTTGATCTCCGCGAGTTCGTAGTACGACGCCACGCGCGACACACCCATCTCCTCGTCTACCACGATTCGGACCGAGACGTGTTCCCAACCCGTTGGATGCTCCGGATTCGCACCGTCGTCGCAGATCACAACGAACTGCTCCCGGGAGCGTTTCCTCGGGATGCAGAACGCACCGTAACGGGCGCCGCTGGGAGAGGTGAACCCGTCCGCCCTGCTGCGATAGGCGTCCAGGTGTGTAAGGTCTGCTTTCATGTCTCCGGGCACAGCGGCATGGAGTCGATCCACTTCTGGAGCGCGGATTCCTTGACCCGAATATCGTTCCCTGGGAGCCGCACGCTCCCGGGAATCTGTTCGGCCAGGTCCCGAGCGCGACGGGTTGAGATGGAAAGCACCGCGGCGACCTCACCGACCGAGAGGAGCCGGAGATGACCATTCGGCGGCGGCGCAATGGTCCAGCCGGCGGCCTGCAAGGTCTCGATCGCTGCCGAGACCTGAACGTGCGTCGGCTTCATAGGCGACGGAGCGAACCTGAGACCCCGAGGAGCTTCCCCAAGCGGTGAGCCCGGCAGTTGCGGGACGGCCTCTGGGGCTCCCAGGGCGGGGATGGAATTACCAGGTCCGCGTCCGGATCGAAGGACGCGTCTTCCTCCAACCACGGGTGACGCGCTGCCGGAGACGGATCGGACAGCTCGGCGTACTCGAACGGGTCGCTGGCCGAGTTCGGCCTTGGTGCCCGGAGGCACCGGTACGCCACCAGGGCGCACACCACGACACCGCCGAGCGATGCGAGAATCTCGATCATTGGGCATCCTCCTTGGCGGCGCCCGATGGCTCGGGCTCGATCGTCATTGCCCGCTGCCGATACTTCTCGCGAATGAGGACCCGCACCAACGAAGAGAATGACCGGTCTTGCTCACGCATGAGTTGTTCCGCCATTTCCCAGACATCCCCATCCAGAACGATCGTAGGCCGCCGATGATCCAAGGGTGATGCAATTGTGTCGAGCTTCGGCATAGTAATGGTCCTTGGAGTATGATTAACTCATACTGTTGTCAAGCGCTAAACCCAACCCGTCGCTTGACAAGGCATGCCGAAACGCCTATTTATTCACACTGTATGCACAAGGCGGGCCA